TGGTCGTGATGAAATAATGTCTCATCCATATCAAATGCATGGAGAGTTTTATGTTCTTCTTCTGCAAGAAAATCTTTGAACTTTAACATTAGTCACCTTTCAGCATTTTGTTTAATTCTGCTGTACTACCAACAAAGATTGCTTTGTCAATTTTTGTTGAAGACTTTTCTTTAGATTTATCCAAATCTCGAACTTGTTTTTGTAATGTGATTAGCTTTTCATTTGCTTCAGTGACATTTTTAATCATTGTTGCGGCAACTTCAAATGCTCTTGGATGTTGAGATAGTTTTGCAATTTGTAAAATTTCATCAATTGCATCTTTACCTTTCTCAATAATCTCTTCATAATTGTCACGAACTTTAGCATAATCAACATCTAAATCTCTTGCTAATTTATCTTCATCAACATGTTCAACGATAGATGTTTGTTTTTGAACAGCAGGAACTTTTGGTGTAGCATTCACATCAAATATTTCTTCTAAATTTTGTTCAACAGTCATAATTAAATTTCCTCAATATTAGTCACAAATACAAAATTCGAATTTGAATTTGCATTCGATGGATTAGTCGTTACAGTCACAGTAGCCAATTTGTTATTAGCATTAATTATAGATTGTAATGTGTATTCTGCATTTGATGCATCGCCAACGATTTCTGTATTTGATACAAAGTTTCCTTGAATGTTAGTTACATACAATTGATTTAATGTGTTACTATAAGATGTCACTTGTGCAGTAGCAGAAGCAGAATCTAATGAATATCCTTGATATACAGTTTCACCAATTTTATATGCACCAAAGCCAACTGTGCTTAGATACATTCCAACATTTGGATCAGACTGCATACTATCAATATTAGCAATAACAGTTTTAATAATTCCAATCTCATTAGTTGGTCCGTAGATAAAACCTTTTACAGTAAAACTTAATGTCCATACAACAATTCTAGTAGATGAATCTCTATCACCTTCAAACTCAACTGAGTAATCTACTTTGTTTAACAAAATAGGAATTTCTTTTGTTATATTCATACTAGGCACAAGATTCAATTTAATTGTGTAATCTGGTGTAAAGTATGGTAAAATATGTTCAATGATTTGTGTACCATCTTCAATGTTACGAACATAGATATATAAATTAAAATCAAAATTATATGGCACAGGAACATATTGTGATAATGCTGTCTGTGGATTACCAGATTGTGAATAGTTCTTTAAATTAGTAATCTGTTTTCTTGCAGAATCATATGACATACCTAATAGGTCAAAAGACATTCTAGGTAATGCAATTTGAATCTTCTTATCAAGGTCAGGATCACCCACTAAACGTGATACATATTTTTCTTTTGATGAATATATCAAAGGCACTTTAAATCTTTGATTTTCAGTCCCATTTGTATTATATCTTATCATACTTATGTTGTCAAATAAATTTCCAAATCCTACGACAATCTTACGAATGATTCTGTTATAAAATGCGTTATCTGCTGCCATTATAGACTTCCAAATGGATTAGTTTCTGAAAAGTCAATATATGTATTGGCTTCTACTGTTAACACTTTATTATCATAGTCTGCATGTGTTTCTGCTTCAATATATTCATCAGTTGAATGTAGAATTGCATGTGCATTTGAAGTGTGTCCATAAATTGTGTGACCTAAAGTCATATCACCTTTAATCTGATTAATCTCAAGCAATGAGTTAGGAGCATCGTATGATACCACTACCGCTGTCACCGAAGCGTTGGCAAGCGTTGAATCTGAACTTTGATATACTATCTCACTTGCAGAGAATGAACCTGTCACAGACGTTAAAACAAACTGCTGTGCATATGCTTCAACTTGTTGGATGATATCAATATCTGGAATACCAGTAGCAATCGTTTCTTGTGAGTATTTGAATTTCTCTAATTCAAGTTCCCAGAAATAAGGCATCTTTCTGCCCAATGTGTCCATATCTTTATTTTGATTAACAAATTTAATCTCATAAAGTTCACCTTTACCATTTAAAATTGGCACATAAATTAAGTCACCTTCTTTTGGTCTTGTTAGTGTTTGAGTTTTTACACGTTCATTGAATGTTCTTCTTGATAGAACAACAGTCATTTCATTTTTGATTTCTAGACCAAACTTACCAAAGAACTCACGCTGACCACCAAACTCCATCACATTAGTAGGATAGATTTCGATTGGAAATGCGGCAGTAAATGATTTTAATGGATCTTCACCATAGATTAAATCACGAGCAACTGAATTCATATTAGGTAAGTAATATGTATCAGTGCCCATGATTTTAATTGATTCAACAATTAAATCTTCGACTAGTCGTTGCTCGTTATATTGAGCATCGTAATTGGTGAAATAGTGATTAGTTGCCATCTTAGTTCATAAACCACTCTAACGCACCGCCAAAGAATGATTCCATCTCTGATTCCAATCTTTCAATTTCAGCAACTGCTTCATCATAGATTTCTTTGCCGTTCATTGTTACACCACCAAGAAGAACAACACCATTGAATTTCTTCATGTTTTCACCCCATTGACGTTTAATCAATGCAGTAGAATATTCTTTTAACCAACGGTCATTCCAAATTCCAGGATATGCATCTGGATTAATTGCGGCATAACATTCAGCGACAACCACTGTTCCTGGTGGTGCTTCAGATGCGCCCCATGCCCAATCAATGAATAGACGTTTCATTAAACGATTGTATCTAATAGGCACTTCACCAGTAAACATAATTTCTAGTGAACGTAAGTGTTGTTGTGTTAATGTGTAGTTGATATATGATGCAGATGTGAAGTCATACAATTCATTTAAACGCAATTGATAACGCAAGTCAAACATATTAATAGTTGCTTGAGAATCTGATACTGGAAATATACGAGAGACACCAACAATTTCCATTCTATTATTGCTACCATCTAATGTAACTGATGGATCCATATCAATATATCGATTATTGATATCATTTTGGTCAATAATTTTAATGAAGTATACTTTTTGAGTACCTTCATAATGTCTATCTGTATAGTATTGAAGTGCATCAGTAACTCTGTCTTCTACTTGGTCATCATCAACGTTGATATCGATTACTGGTGCACCAAGTCTTTTTAGACAATACTGTTTAAATTCATCTCTTGTAGTAACTGCGGCCATGATTATTCCTAAATCATTAATCTATTGACTATTTATATTAACGCCAAGTACCGATTGCAGTATTTGAGTTTCCTGATGCTAATGGACTAATTTTCATATATGATCCAATTTGAGTGGTATATGCACCACCAGGATTGGCCGATAGTATGTATTGAGGGATGAAAGTTCCACCAGCGTTGATGGATACTGTGCCTTTTATTACTATTGCAAATGCATATGAAGCTGATGTAATAGCACCATTATATGTTGGTGATGTTATTGTAGCAGATGCTCCAATATATGATCCTGTAAATGCAATAGGAAGTGCCGCAACTGCTGATTGAGTGAATTCAATTTCTTGATATATATTGTTGATTGTTGCTGAACCACCAAATGCTGTTGTAAATGCATGTGATGTTGTACCAGCAGATTTTGTTAAAGACATTACAACTTCAAATTCATATACAGTATTAGCAGAAAGTGTAACGCCAAGACCAGAACCTGAACCAACACCAAAAACACCTTGATATACTGTTGCAGTATTTCCTGTATATGGTTGATTTAAACGATAATATTGACTGGCTTGAATTAATCCTAAACCTGAAGCATTAGGTGTTGCATATACAAATCCATTAAACACAGTATTTGCAATTAATGTATTTGCTAATCCATATGATGTGAAGTTGCCAGTATTTAAGAATGTATTAGCACCATTTTGTTGAATTGTAGATGCTACAAAGTTTAAAGTACCTAAACCTGTTGCGGCAGAAGTACCACCAGATGCTTGAATACGAACATCGTAGTCACCACTAGATACTGCACTATGAAAGTCGATATATGGAGAACCTGATGTACCTCGACCTTGTTGTCCAATTTCAATTGCACCATTTGGATCAGCACCAACAATTACTTGACCCAAATTACCATTTTGTATTTGTACTGGACCAGATGTAATAATGAAACCTGCCGAATTCCATAAAGGTGCACCAGCAGATAATTCATTAGTTGTGACTAATTGTTGTGACATTTATTATCCTATCAATTTCTTTAATTCGTCAATTTGTTTTTGTTGGTCTTTAATAGCTTCAATCAACAAAGGAATCAATCGTTCATAATGAACTGTTAAGTACTGATTATCAATTGGTGCAGGAACAACAACTTGAGGTAATACTGCTTGTACTTCTTGAGCAGATACACCAACTTCATCTTTAACATCATAACCTAATGATTGAGCAATATCTGATGCATGATAATGGAATCCATTTAATGCCATTACTTTTTCAATAGGATTTTCAATATTCTTAATTCTAACTTTCAATCTATCGTCAGAATAATAAGCAGTAATATTACCTATTGAACGAATTGATCCAGTATTTGCAGAATCTGCTGATGTCCCAACACCAATTGATGCATGTTGAACATTACTTGATGTTGATAAGTTTTGATTAATAATAAAGTTTGTAATATTTGCAGATGTACCAGTGATGCTGTGGACTTGCAATGTACCTGAGTTTGCGACATTATTTACATATGCAGTTGTCGCAATCATTGTATTGGATGTACTAATATCTGATGTAATTGTTGTTGTGATACCAGATAGTGTAGTATTACCAGTTAACGTTAAATTTGGCTGTAAAGATTGACTTGATACTGAACCATTTAATGGAGTATTTGCCGCACCTAACATTGTTGTTTGTGCTCTAATGAAAGTGCCAACTGGTGGTGTAAAGTTTAAATATAATGTTTGTCCATTGATAAAATAATCATATTGAACGATACCATTTGCAGAAACAATAATCCCATTATTTGAAACTGGTGTAAAGCCTAATGCATATGTGCTACTTATGCCATCTGCTGTAGTTTGATATACAAATGGTGATGCCGCGGCAACATAATATCCATTTGATGATGGATTTGCAAACTCTACAATTTCAATTAAATCACCAGATTGTGGTGGCACATTAAAAGTTAGTGTACTTCCTGAAACTGAATATTCAGATTTCTGTTGAACAACACCACCAATATTTACAATTGTTGCATTTAAATTGACAGGTGTTGTTGTCATTGTGTATGTTGTTTGTGTTCCATTACCAACAAATCTATCTTCACCGATTACTGTAGCAGAAACACCGCCGCCACCACCTCCAGTAAATGGAGAACCATTTGCAAAATAATAGTTTGCGTATACAGAATTTGCAACTAAGTTACCAGTGCCCACGGATAAAGTATTATTTGCACCAAAATAACTTAAGTTTATATTTGTTGTAATGTAACCAGCAGTATTTGAAATCATTACTGTATTTGCAGAATATCCATTTACTGATGTTCTGGTATTTGCAAAGTTGAATCCTGACTGAGCAAAAGTATTGATTGCACTCACATTAGTATTCAATGTTAATACTTGTGCTTGAAGTGCAATAATATTACCATTAGCATTATTCAAATTAGATTGAATAGCAACAACGTTATTAGCTTGACTATATGAAGAAGCGGCAAATGTATTAATAAATCCAACGTTGGCATTCAATGTAGACACTTGTGCTTGAAGTGCAATAATATTACCATTAGCATTATTCAAGTTAGATTGAATTGCTACTACATTGTTTGCTTGTGTATATGCTGATTGTGCTAAAGTATTGATTGCACTTGAATTTGCATTCAATGTAGATACTTGTGCTTGTAATGCAATGATGTTACCATTAGCTAAGTTTGAATATGTCTGTAATGCAACAACGTTATTTGCTTGTGTATATGC